CAAAGAGAACAGACAGTCTGTGACTGCTGAGCTTCGCGAAGAATTTGCTAAGAAATATGAGCATGATAAATCTACAATGGTAGAAGCTATCGATGCTATGGTTTCAGAGCGTTTAGAGTCAGAAATTGCAGAGTTTGCGGATGACCGTAAGCAACTAGCAGAAGCCAAAGCAAAGTATGCAGTAGCACAGCGTGAAAATGCTGATCTACTTAAAAACTTTGTAATGGAATCGCTAAAGAAAGAAGTTTCTGAACTACATGAAGATCAAAAAGCAATGGCTGATAAATTCACTATGCTTGAGAACTTCATTGTTGACGCACTATCAAAGGAAATTGCAGAGTTCCACGAAGACAAAAAAGATTTAGCTGAAACTAAAGTAAAACTTATTAGAGAAGCTAAAAATAAATTTGCAGAAGTCAAAAAAGACTTTATTGCGAAAAGTGCCGATAAAGTATCTTCAATTGTAGAAAAAACACTGAAAGGTGAAATTACAGGATTGAAAGAAGATATTGAGGAAGCACGTAAAAATGATTTTGGTCGTAAGATGTTTGAAGCGTTTGCAGCCGAGTATGCAACAAGTCATCTGAATGAAAAGTCAGAGACTGCAAAACTTATTAAGGTTGTAGCGGCAAAAGACAAACAACTAGCAGAAGCAAAAGCATTTGCTGTAAAAGCAAAGAACTTAGCAGAAGCTAAAGATACCGAAGTCAAGCGTATGGCACAGATCGCTGAACGCAAACAAAAAATTGATTCATTAATTGAGCCTTTAAACAAGGGTCAAAGAGATATCATGACAGATTTACTGGAATCAGTTCAAACAAACAGACTACAGTCTGCGTTTGATAAGTACCTACCGGCAGTTATCGACGGTAAAACTCCAGCGAAGCAGAAGGCAGTAATTACAGAAGGCACAGAAGTAACAGGCAACCGAAACACAGAAACTAACGTTAGTTCAAAAGCAGATGATAATGTCGTTGACATTAGACGTCTTGCTGGTTTAAATTAAGGAGAAAACTATGTCAGAACTATTAGAAAGTCGCTGGCAGGATACAAAAAGCGCACTTCTTGAAGGCCTACAAGGCACAAAGAAATCTGTAATGGCAGCTACTCTAGAAAATACACGCAAGTATTTGTCAGAGACTGCAACAGCAGGCGCAACATCTGCCGGTAATGTCGCAACACTTAATCGTGTTATCCTACCCGTTATCAGACGTGTAATGCCAACAGTTATAGCAAACGAGCTAGTTGGTGTACAGCCGATGACAGGTCCAGTGGGTCAAATCCACACATTGAGAGTACGCTACTCAGATACAGCTGGCTCAGGCGCAAGCGGAGCAGTAGCTGGTGAGGAAGCACTTTCACCATTTAAAATTGCTGAAGCATATTCAGGTGCAACAGGCGGAACAGCAGAAGCAACTGCCGCTCTTGAAGGTTCAGCAGGTAACAGACTAAGCATCCAGATTCTAAAGCAAACTGTTGAAGCTAAATCACGTAAGCTATCAGCACGTTGGACTTTTGAGTCAGCTCAAGACGCTCAGTCACAGCATGGTATCGATGTAGAAGCAGAAATCATGGCCGCTTTGGCTCAAGAGATTACTGCTGAGATCGACCAAGAGGTCCTAGCATCTCTAAATACACTTGCTGGTACAGCAGTAGAAACATATGACCAGGCAGCGGTATCTGGTACAGCAACTTTCGTTGGTGACGAACATGCGGCATTAGCAGTTCAAATCAACAGAGCGGCTAACCTAATCGCTCAGCGTACACGTAGAGGCGCTGGTAACTGGGCAGTTGTTAGCCCACTTGCGCTAACAATTCTACAGTCTGCTACAACATCAGCATTTGCACGTACAACAGAAGGTTCGTTCGAAGCTCCAACTAACACTAAAATGGTTGGTACATTGAACAATGCAATGAAAGTGTACGTAAACACATATGCTGGCGACAGCGCAAACGTAATTGTTGGTTACAAGGGATCAAGCGAATCAGACGCGGCAGCGTTCTATTGCCCATATATCCCACTAATGTCAAGCGGTGTTGTATTAGATCCGTCAACATTTGAACCAGTCGTATCATTCATGACACGTTATGGTTATGTTGAGCTATCAAACACAGCTTCGTCACTAGGTAACGCGGCTGACTATCTAGCTAACGTTGCTATCACAAACGGTAACGTAAGCTTCAGCTAAGTTTAGCTTTACACTTATTAAAATAGGCCCTACGGGGCCTATTTTTTTGACTGAATTTTCTTGACTTCTGTTTCCAAATAATATATAAATAGACTCAATTTATGAAACATAAACATTTAATAATACGAGCTGAAGTAAGTAATCCTCCAAGGTACGAGCAAAATATTATTGATTGGACAAAAAATCTTATCCAAGACATTGGCATGAAAATTTTGTTAGGTCCGTATGCAACTTATTGTGATAAATTGGGTAACAAAGGATTTACTTGTGCTACTATTATAGAAACTTCACACGTTGTTGTGCATACATGGGATGAAAAACGCCCTTGCTTAGTGCAACTAGATGTTTATACATGTAGTGAGCTTGATCCGCAGACTGTTTTTGATGCTTTAGATAGATGGGATCCAATCAAAATAGATTACAAGTATCTTGATAGAGAATCTAATCTTACAGATGTTTTAGATACTAAATAATAATACGTTCAGCCCAATGGCCGGAAGTAGCATAATGCGAAGGAACGCACTCAACTGTAAAAAGGAGAGTGATATGAACTACAAAGACTTTGAATTAGCTCGCAGAAAACGCAAGACTGAAGAATCACATAAAGCGATTAAGCGTAAGCAAATGGTTAGAGCATCAAGACCAAGAGCTAAAATAAACTACTTTGCAAAAAATAATCCACAATTACAAGGAATATAGACATTTTGGTAAAAAAGTGGTTGACTTTTACATTTAATTTTGCTATATTAGTAACATAAGCAATAAAAGAGTAATTAACTTTTATTTTTTAGTGCAAGGAAGAGGCGTTTACCAGAGCGTCGAACTTGACTGCTTAGGGGTGGTACCCAGGCTTGGTAGTAGAAATACGCTGAGTCACATCGCTCTACCGAGCGGAAGTAGGTTCCCTGGATTTGAGAATGGCATCTCGGTCGAGGGGTTGTAGGTATAACCGAGTCCTACCTAAAATTGCTTATTCTATTAAAGGTGTACAAGTTTACTTGTATGCCTTTTTCCTTTTGTGATAAATACATGTGTCAGATAGTGTGCCGCAAGGCGGACTTATGCTGTACCCACAGCGTAGCCCATAGAACGGGCATCGGACTTCTATAAAGGAGAAAACAAATGGGAAGACCACTCAATAAAAGGTTATTCGGAGCGCCAACAGCGGCTGGCAACGAAATTAAAGTAAACTTTCATAACGGCACAGCAGTTAAAGAAGGTTACATTGTAAAGCAAAAAGGTTCAAAAAAATTCGTATGTGAAGAAATTGAAACAGCAGGCGAATTTACATGTACACTAAAAACAGGTGTACTACCTGCGGCTTTATCAGCAGGTGAAATGGCAATTTCATTCAAAATGGACGACGGTGAAACTTACGGTGTAAGTAAAATTACAGGACGTAAGGCAACATTAGTAGCACCAAGTGCAACAGGTTCAAACGCATATGACGGTTCGTCAGTGCCATGGAACTTTAGCACAAGTACTGCTGATGGTGCGGCACAAGTTGAAGAAGCTGGTGATGATAACACATTAACCGGTACTGATGATGACGATTTCACAGATGACGCATAAGGCATAATTTATGAAACGTCCTATAAACGTCTTTTTTGATATACTACAACATCTTAAAGATTTAATAGTAAGTGTGAAAATAGGAACAGCAAAACCATCTTTGTTTGGTAAAATTGTTGCTCAAATTTCACCTAACACTTTTAAAGTTAAAGATCATGTAGGAAATCAAGGCGTTTGTACATTAGTAAATAAAGAAGCTGATGACTTGGACAAAAATGAAATGAGTGTGAAGGGATATGTTGACGAAACTATGTCCTTCACATTCATAGAAAAAATTATTTACAACATTGTTGAGGATTTCAAAGGTATATGTTATAGTTGGACAATACAAAATGATTCAACAACAAATGTTGTAGTTTTAAAGTATAAGGAAGTGTAATGTCAAAAATAGTTAAAGTAACTGATGGAAATTACAAAATTGTTGTTGCAAATGGTGCCACTGGTACTATCACATTGGATACAACAGCAGGTGCTTCTGGAATACAAGGTAAAACAGTTATTAATGGTGACTTAGAAGTAAAAGGTACAACAACAACTGTTGAATCTACAGTAACAACTATTGCAGACAACATTATTACACTTAATGAAGGCGAAGCTGGTGCTGGAGTAAGTGCATCACTAAATTATATTGCAGGTATAGAAATTGACAGAGGCAGTTTGCCTGCGGCAAGATTAGTATTCAACGAACAAACAGCATATATTACAGGCGGTAGCAGTGGAACTGGAGCATTTAGGTTCCAAGATATCAACGGCGATATAATGCCAATTACCACAAACAGTATTAACGCAGAAAGCACATTATATATTACAACCCCAGCAAGTGTTATTAATGTTGCCGGAACAGTTAATTATGAAAGAAATGTTTTTAATTACACTTTCGATGCGGTACAAAATGATTTTATTATAACAGATCCTGGAGGAGGTCCTACACTACAAGCGGATGGCCTTGTAAATGCAAAGGCTGTTGTAGATTATGTAACATACAGCCAATCAAATCTTTTACAACCAGGTATTGAAGACGGTGACACTAGTGTTAGAACTAAAGATTTTGATACTACTGCTGTTGAAAGCACAGTTGAAATTACAGTAGACGGAACTCTTATTGCAAATGCATATTCAAATAGATTTGAAGTAGGTGATATCAAAATACAAGATAATGAAATATCAACTACAACATCAAATCAAAGTTTAAAATTATCTGCTCCGGGTGTTGGTTCGGTAATTGTTAAAGACGGACTAATATTAGAAGCAACACCTTGGGACGAAGATGTAGGATCAAATCCTAGTGCTCCAACAGATGGAATAAAATTTTACAGCAGGAACACTGCCAACACAGAAGGAAATACCGGATTATTTTATGTAAATAGTAATAGCGATAGAGATGAAATAATAAGTAACAATAGAGCATTACTTTATAGTATGCTTTTTTAAGGAAAACAAATGGCAATAGCAACATTAACTTTAAGCACAGGGGCACAGCAAGATATAATAACAGTGCCAGCAGGTAAAAGATATGCAATAACAAACATCATGGTTTGTAATACATACGATCCAGGCGGCGCAAGTCCAGAAGCTGAAACTGCTTTATTTGATATGCATTTGTTGCCTAGCGGAGAAGCATTGTCAACTACATTAAATTGTGTTGTTAGACAACTAAGTTTGCCTGCAGGTGAAACATTTACATTTGACTCAGAAAGAATTGTACTTGATGCAGGTGATAAACTTTCGTTTGTTGGAGATGTAAACGGTAATTTGGCAGCCGTTGTAAGTTATTTGGAAGTGTAATAATGAGATTAATGAAAGCTCAAAATACAAACTTGCGTAATATTTACGGTAATGGTGTAAAGTATGACATAAATGGTCAGGTTATATTTGACAGTACAAACACTATATTAGTTCCAAAAGGAACAGAAGCACAACGTCCTACTAGCCCTGCAAACGGTCATTTAAGATATAACACAGACGATGATCAATTTGAAGCGTATCAAAATGGTGCGTGGAGAGAATTACGATTTAAAGAACCAAACCAAGATCCTGGCATCACACAACAAAACTTAGGTAATGGCGATGCTACAGAAACAGTGTTTGGTCCATTAGCAAGTGGTGATGCAGACTTTCCGGTTCCGGCAGCCGCCCAAAATGTTCTTGTATTAGTAGAAAATGTTTTTCAAATATCAACAACAAACTACACACTTGAACAAAGCACTAGCGGCAACTTAGCAGGTCCTAATTCACCATATGCGGACGGCTGGTATATAAAATTCACATCAGCACCTGATGTTGGCAAACCGATTACTGTCCTACATAACTTTGACAAATAACCAATAAATACTACTGCAAGGAGTAGTTATGGCTGTAGGTAGAATATCCGGACCTTTATTACAAGAAAATTTATTACGAAATAATATAAATCTAAATTTCAAAAACACTGTATCTGATACAGCATTGATTCATCTTGATGTAGTAAATGGTAAAATTGCTATCGCAGGTAACACTGGCACAGATGATTTACATGTTCTTGGAACTACAAAAGGTGTTATATTTGGCATCAATAATCAATTAACAACTGGTGATTTAGAATTTGGTGTAGGACCTAACGGAGATACAATTAATGCTCCAGTTGGTCCAATCAATTTAAACTCGTCAGAGGCTATAGTTCTAAGTGCATTACAAACAGATAATATCAATATAGACGATAATATTATTTCTAGTTACAATACAAATAGTAACATAGATTTATTACCAAATGGAACAGGAACAGTTGAAGTTTCAAACGGCTTAGAAGTATTTGGTAATTTACATTCAACAGCAAACATAACAGCCGACGGTAACATTACAATTGGTAATGACGATCAAGATAATTTAGTGCTGAATGCAGATATAGCAACTGATCTTATTCCTGATCAACCAAACACATACAACATAGGTGCTACAGGTAAAAAATGGGATAGCCTTAATATAGATACAATTGAATCTGCAACAGTCACAGCACAAGGTGTAACATCAGGAACAACAAGTTTCCATGTACCACAAGGAAATATTTTCTATGTAGCCAAAGGAGGTAACGATACCAACGTTGGCGATAATATGTATGCACCTTTGCTTACAGTAAAGCAAGCACTTGCAAGGGCAGATGCTAGTGTACAAGGTCCTGTAACAATTTACATATATCCTGGAGAGTACGAAGAAATATTTCCTTTGGAAATTCCAACAAATGTCACAGTAGCTGGATTAGATTTTAGAAACACAATAATTAAACCAACTTCTGCTACAAACACAAACAACTGTTTCTTAATGAATGGAGAAACAACTGTACAAAATCTAACAATCAAAGACTTTTACAGTCCAGGACACGGATTTAGTTTTGCTAGTAACGCAACCGTAACGTCTAGAAGTCCATACATAAAGAACGTAACTGTAATTACAAAAGGTAGTGTTGTAAGTGCAAGTGATCCAAGAGGCTTTGACGAAGGCGATGCAGGTAAAGGTGCATTGGTTGACGGAGCAAGCGTATTAAGCACAAGCCAAGAAGCAAGCATGTTATTCCATTCAGTAACATTCATTACGCCAGGTGTTGACGCACTAACAATGACAAACGGAGTCAGAGTTGAATGGCTTAATTCGTTTACATACTTTGCAAATAGAGGATTATATGCAACAAATGGAAGTACAGGACATTTATCTACAGACGGAAGTACAACTGTATTTGGTGCTGAATTACGTTCTATAGGTAGTGCTTGTGTTTACGGTAATTTCGGTGCAGTAGGAGATGGATCTGGAGTACTATTTTACCTAATACAACATAACATGGCATACGTAGGGTTAGGTAAAAACGTAGAAAATGATCCAAGTCAAGTAATACAAAGCCAAGAAATAAGCAAAGCAAACAATGCAAAGATTTACTATCAAACAGTTGATCACAGGGGCAACTATCGTGTTGGCGATCAGTTTTTCATTAACCAAGACACTGGCGAAACAACAATTACAATTACCGAAGCAGAAGTAGATGCACTAAACGGTTTAACGCTTACTACAAACGGAAATACAACAATTATTGACGGAGAAAGAATATTAGTAGGTAATTTTTTATTCCAAGGTAATATAATAAGCACATCACCAGGCCCTATTAATGTTGACAGTTTCAACGGGCAAATTAATTTCCTAGACAACACAAATGTAACTGGCAATGTAAGCATGACTGGAAATTTTACAATCGGCGGCAGTGCTATAGGCTTTGGTAACGAACCAGGAGATACAATAGATTTCAATACTCCTTTTAGTCAAAATTTAGTTCCAGATGTAAGTGGATTATACAGTTTAGGTACTGCTTCTAAAACTTGGAGCAAAGCGCATTTAGGATCAATCCAAGCAGACGATTTATTATTTGAAACAAACTATATTACCACTACAGAATCAAACAGTGACTTTGAATTACGTGCTAACGGAACTGGCAGAATATTACTACCTAACAACAATCTAGAAATAACAAATGCTACTACAATAGTTGGAGCAACAACAATAAGAGATACAGGTATTACTGGTACTTTGACACATGTTGGAGATAGAACACAAACTGGTAACAACACAGTAACAGGTAATGTAACAGCAACAGGAAATTTTGTAGGAGCAACAAATGCATCTTTTGAAGAAATAAACTTTGAAGGTAATGCATTATACACAACAACAGCAGATAGAGATTTAAGTCTACGTGCAAATGGAACAGGGCTTGTTATACTGCAAGAAGATGTAGATATTACAAACAATCTACAAGTAGGAACTATTACTTCTACAAGTAATATTTTTACAAACCAAGATGTTACAGCAGAAGCATATTCAACTGGTGATATTTTTATTGAAAACAACTACATTACAACAACAAATTCAAACTCAAATTTAGAATTGAGAGGCCAAGGTACTGGACACGTTTATTTAGAAAATATAGGAGTAATAGACGAAACTATTACAACAAGGCAAGGAGATAGCACACTACCAGATATAAGTTTTACTACTGATGCAAACTTCTCAGTGACTAGCACAGGAAGCATACAGTTACCTAAGGGGACTACTGCTCAAAGAGTAGCAACAGCAGGTAACATAAGATTCAATACAGACAGCAATAGTTTTGAAGGATATGCAACTGATAATGTATTCTTTGGAGGTATTTTTTCAGCAGACGGACAAACAAGTATTACAGCTGATGCAACTGCAAATAATATTTTGCTTACAGTAAATGGTGCTATTGGCACAACTGACAGTACAAAAATAGTAGGCGAGATAAACGGCAATGGTCTTACAATACATAGACTAGATGTAGACGACATATACCTAGACAATAGCACAATACGTACAAGTGTATCTAATAGCGATTTAGAACTTAGAAGAGATGGAACAGGTAAAGCAGTATTTGGTGATATTAAATTAAGTTCTAATTCATTTCTAAATGACGGAACAGGCAAAGCGTCATTTGCAGGATCATTTGCATTATCTGGAACAGGAAATCAAACTGGACGTGGGGGTTGGTATAAATTTGTAGGCGGCACAGGTATTGTTGTTCCTTACGGCGACGATTCTACAAGAGGATCATTGGGTATTGCAGGAGATCTTAGATGGAATACAAATTCTACTATACTTGAAGTTTACGACGAAACTACAAATGCCTGGATTCCAGCCTCAGGAGACATTGGCGGAGTTGACGAAGCATACATGGAAGAAGAAGGTCAGCTTTGGAGCCTTTTACTAGGCTAACACCATACATTTTTACAATAACGATAAATACTATTAATGCAGTAACAGCGACCATTGTTCTGCAGGTACAAACCGTGGTCAACCAGCGATAGAGACATAAGTCTGAACAGGTTGGAGGCACAGGATGCCCGTATTGAGGAGAGAAGATGGCTGTAGGTCGCATATCCGGTCCGCTCTTAAAGTCAAATCTATTGCGAAACGGCATAGATCTGGCATTTGAGACAGACCTGCTATATTTAGATGTTAATAACCAGCGTGTCGGTATAAAAACCACAACCCCTCAATATGAATTAGACGTTAACGGCACAATCAGAACAACTAATCTTATAGTCGATAATAGTGTTCAAATCAATAGTATTGACATCACAGGTAACACTATTAGTTCTACTACAGGTACACTAAACTTAGGTACACTTGATAATGTTGTCTATCAAAACAAAGCAAGAATAGATTCAATTGACATTGAAGGCAATGTAATCAGCACAAATGACAGTAATGCTAATTTAGAATTACGTCCTAATGGCACTGGTACTGTTGATGTACATTCTGATATGAATGTTACAGGTAATATACATGCAACAGGAAATATCACAGCAGATGGTGATATTACACTAGGTGATGCTGATACTGATAACATTGTAATTAATGCTGATTTAGCAAGTGATATTATACCCGATCAAAATAATACATACAATTTAGGTAGTGCAACAAAAAACTGGGCAACTGGTTATATTAATGACGTTGTTGCTACAACTATTAATACACCAAATCTAACTGTTGGTGGAGTTGATCTTACGCTTAGAGCAGGCAACATAATTTATGTTGCAGAGAACGGTGATGACACTCACACAGGAACGCACCCACAAGATCCGGTAGCGTCAATTACACAAGGTTTAAGTTTGGCAACATCAGGCGATACAGTTATGGTATTCCCAGGTGTCTACACAGAAGCATTTCCTTTAACAATTCCAGTAGGTGTAACACTCAAAGGCCAAGGAATTAGAACTGTTACAATACAACCTACAACAGCAACACGCTATAATGATGCTGTATTATTAAATGGCGAAACAACAGTTGAAGATCTAACACTAACAGGTTTTTATAGTGGTGGTAACTTTTTTACAACAACAAGTTCTGCGAACGGCGGAGTTATTGTAAATGTAGGAACAACAACTGATGCTCACACTTATGTAAGTGGAGGAACAATCACATTTGGAGGTAGTACATATAATATTACCGGAGCTGTTTATGTAGAAAGCACAGGTGTATTAACTGTTTTCCATAGCGGTACAAGTGTAGATGCAGGCACAGGTGTAGATGTATTTTTATCAGGATTAACATTTAGCTGTAATGGAGGAACAAGAGTATTTCCAGACAATGGATATTCATTCCGTTTTGCAACAGACTTTGAAGTTACAACACGCTCACCATACATTAAAAATATTACAGTTATCACACAAGGTAGCACAACAACAGCAGAAGATCCTAGAGGATTCAATGCCGGTGATGCTGGTAAAGGTCCTTATGTAGATGGTGCATATGCTACAGCAAATTCCAAAGAAGCAAGTATGCTATTCCATTCAGTAACATTTATTACTCCTGGTGTTGATGGTTTAACAGCAACCAACGGTGCTAGGATTGAATGGCTTAATTCGTTTACATATTTTGCAAATAGATCAGTATATGCATTTGATAGCAATGACGGTATTAAAGGTAATGGTAAAACAAGAGTAAGAGTAAGTGGAATTACTAACGGACCAATAGTTGCTAGTGGACAAAATGTTGTTTTCACTTCTACTGACAGTAGCACAGTAATTACAAAACAATTAGTTGGTGTTGAAGGCGCTAATAATGATATTCTTGTATTTGACGGCAGACAAACAGATTTTGTTGGATTTGATACTACACCAGCTTCAATACAGATAGGTCCAACTAGGACAGCAACTACTATTGAAAACGTAGACCTACAGGACTTTGGCGCAGAAATAAGAATGATTGGTTCGGCTAGTGTTTACGGTAACCAAGGACTGGTAGGCGATGGTGCTGGAGTAATTGTATACGCTATCGGACAAAACCTAGCATACATAGGCAACGGCAAAGAAGTTACCAATGATCCAGGTACTGTTGATCAAGCAGACGAAGTTATAGAATTAAATGATGCTAAGATAAGATATAATTCAGTAGACCACAAAGGTGATTTTAGAGTTGGTGATTTATTCCGTGTTAATCAAGCAGATGGTACTGTAAACTTTGTAGCAAGTGATTTAAATATCAATCTTACAAACGGTGCAACATTCACAACTAACGGCCAAAACACATTTATTAACGGTGAAAGAATTGACACAGGCAATTTACGGCTTACTGGAAATACAATATCAAGCACAGCAGGCGCAATAAACTTTGATAGCGCAAGCGGTGTAATAAATTTACAAGATAATGTAGATATTACAGGAAACTTAGATGTCAGCGGCGATGTTACTATCGGAGGAAATATTACAATAGGTGACGAAGCTACTGATAACATTACTATTGTTGCAGGTATAGCAAGTAATCTAGTACCAGACACAACAGACACTTATAGTTTAGGAACAAGCACAAATATTTGGAGCAAACTTTGGGTAAGTGAAATTGCAGTTGATGATATAGAGATAAACACAAATTATATAACAACAACTGTTTCAAACAGTGATCTTGAGTTACGTGCAAACGGCACAGGTAAAATTTTAATTCCTAATAATAATCTTGAAGTTACAAACAATCTACAAGTTGATGGAACAACAACACTTGCAGATACAGGAATAACAGGAACAGTTACACATGTAGGTGACTACAATCAAACAGGTAACACAATAATTACAGGAAACTTAACTGCTACACAAAATTTAGACATCAGTGGCTCAGCTCAATTTGAAGAAATACTAGTAGATGACAACTTTATTACAACTACAACTTCTAATGCTAATTTAGAATTAAGAGCGAACGGAACAGGTAAAATTATTGTTCCAAACAATGATGTACAAGTTACCGGTAATTTAACAGTGAATGGAACGTTTACAGTAAGCGATGTGAATAGTACAGGCGATATTACTGCAAATAGTTTTAGCACTGGTGATATTCTAATAGATGATAATTTTATAACAACAACCAACAGTAACAGCGATTTAGAACTTAGAGCCGCAGGTACAGGAGCAGTACAAGCAGAAGGATTTACGTTTCAAGTAAATGATATAAGCACAACAGGAGATATGACATTTTCTCCAGGCAGTGAAAATGTAATTTTTGCTTCAACTGGTGCTATAAAATTGCCATCAGGTACTACAGCGCAAAGACCAACAGCAGTAGCAGGACAACTGAGATATAACAGTGAATTGAACAGATTTGAAGGCTACAACGGCGCAAACTGGATTAATATCAAAGGAGTTGAAGATTTAGACGCAAACACCAAAGTTACAGCAGAAAATACCGAAGGTGGCAACGACGATGTTATTAGATTTGTAGTAAACAACAACACTATAGTTGATGTAGATTCTACTAGGTTGAATGCTCCGAGAGTAACCGTAGATGATATACAGATTGACGGAAATGTGATAAGTACTGTAACAACTAATGCTGATTTACAGTTTACAGCAAACGGCACTGGTAGTGTTATAATTGACAACTTTGCTATCAAAGATAACACAATTACCAACACAGTTGCAGATGCTGTAACATTGTTTGAAAAAACAGGTGCAGATGCGTATTGGAAGTTTGATGGTACTTACGGATTTGTTATTCCATCAGGCGACGGTAGTGCTAGACCAGTTGCACCAGAAGTAGGAATGATGAGATATAATACTTTTGATTCAAGGGTAGAAATATTTGATGGCATACAATTTACAGGTGTTGCAGGCTCTGCGGCAGGTGTAAACCAACAAGAAGCAGAGGATATAGGAATTTTACAAGCTCTTATGTTTGGATAAGGAAAAATAGATGGCAACATTTTTTAGAAACACAGTAGTAAAAAACGTAGGCAAAGTTCCAGTCAAAGTATTGGAAACTACAGCATCTCAAAGAGCAACAGTGTTAGGTATAAGTTTTACCAACCTAACAGATAAGTTTGTTTATTGTGATGTAGAAATACAAAGTGACGATAGTGTTAGAGGTTATTATTTGAAAGATTCTGTTTTACCTTCAGGTACAAGTTTAAGAGCTGTATCAACAGGTGAAAAATTAATATTAGCACCCAGTAATCAAATGTGGGTGAGTTGTAGCTTGAATGATGCTGTTGACGTCATAATAAGTTACGTGGAGATTGTATAATGAGTTATTACATAGGTACTACACCAGCTGAGGTAGCCGCAGGTTTTATTAAAAGATATTTTTACGGACTTCGAAGAAATGAAGATGGTGAATTATTTTTAGTTGTATTAGATCAACTTAGGGGTGGCGACCAAAACGTAGTTATTGTTAACGACCTTGGTATTGCGTCAGAAAACTATCCAGACTTTGAAGAAGGTATTGACTTCTTAGATGGTATAGACGTTGATCATGAGCAACTTTATCCTAACTTAAGATATCAACAGTTTAAGTGGGAAAACAGAAGTTTGTTATATTACATTGAAGAAGACACAGGATTTTTTGTACAACGGATTTCCGAAGCGTATGAATATCCAGATAAAGTAAGTACACCTGGTTACGGTGCAGGTGTTGATAACCAAGTATTAACCAAATACAGTTCAGAAACGATAGGATACTAAAATGGCAGAATTTAGATTAGACAGGTTTAAGTATAATTGGCGAGGCGAATGGTTAGAGAGTACAGTCTACAAAAAAGATGATATTGTATACAACGGTGGTAAAAGTTATGTTTGTATAACTGCACACACAAGTTCATCAAACTTTGCTAATGAAGCCGCTAGAATACTGCCTGGATCAAATCCACCACAACCAGATCCATACTGGATTGTAATGGTAAGTGGTAAAACTTTCAGCGGAGCATACACACCAGGAGAAGATTATGCACCTGGCGAATTAGTATTTTACCAAGGTACCTTACACTTATGTACAATTCCTCATACTGCAACAAGTTTCGGAGCGCAAAGTAACTATTGGGAAGACTTTGTTGACGGAATCGACTTTGTAGGTGATTGGGTAAGTGGATTGGATTATGGCGAAGGCGCACTTGTAAAATACAATGGTAATGTGTATCGCTGTGTAAAAGCGCATAGTGCTGGATCTACATTAGAAGAAAATATTTTTAACAGCCCTTCAGATAATTGTTGGGACGTTTTTCATCCTGGCATAGAATGGAGAGGTGCTTGGGCAACATCAACTGTTTATAGAAAGGGCGACCTTGTAAGTTTTGGTGGAGCAATTTACGAATGTATTACAACTCATAATTCTTCAGGCACACAAATATCAGCAACAGAATTTAGTATAAGATTTACAGGAACAAGTTATAAAAATTATTGGGATTCTACAACAGTATACTCAATTGGAGATATTGTTAGATATGGTGGATATATTTACAGCGCAACAGCCACAAACCAGGATAGCCAGCCATCAGTTGTAACTACATTAGATGCAAATGGTAATGTAATCAGAGAAGCAGTAGGTGGAGATTCTACTAAAAATTGGATGATACTTGCTAAGACTAGTGACTTTGTAGGCGATTGGGCAATTAACAAAGAATTTAGAACAGGTGATATTGTACAACGTGGTGGATTTTTATACGAAGCAGTAAGAGATGTTAATTTACAAGACGGAGATGACAGTTCATCAACTGATTTAGATCCAGAAGTTTGGAATCTAATAGCAAAAGGTCAAAGATGGCGCGGACAGTGGCAAGCAGATAGCACAATAACTTATTCAAGAGGTGATGTTGTTTATTACTTAGGTAGTTCTTATACTTGTAATTTTGAACATTCTCCAACATATCAAAATGCACCAGGAGATTTTGCAACAGGACTTTATAGTTACTGGGATTTAAATATTCAAGCAGGACGTCCTGCGGCGCTTACTGAGAAAGGTGATTTACTAACCTATGATTATTGGAGATTAGATAATTACGGGGATGACAGTACGTTAGGTGATGGAAGATTAGGGATTGGTGAGCAAAATCAAATACTTAGTATCACAGCAGATCAAGAAATATTCTGGCGTAACAGAGATTACGAGAGCCAACTGGTATATGTTGCAACAAATGGTAAAGATGAAGATGGTTATGGTAGAGAATGGGAAACACCATTCAGAACAATTAGACACGCTTGCGAATGGATTGAAGATAACTTTGATCCTCTAGTACCAACTAAAGTTGCAGTAGCCGCAGGTAATTTTGAAGAAATAGGTCCAATTAGTATTCCAGCAGGTTGTGTTGTAATGGGTGATGAACTTAGAGCAACTACAATTACTGCTACAGGTCCTAGACCTGAATACCAAGATGATTATACATTCCATACAGCTATACTACAAAGATTTATTACACTTTCACAAAACCTAGTTCAAAATATACCTGTAGTTGTGTCAGCTGGTAATACAGTTGAACAGAAACGCACATTACCTGCAGGTTCGAATGATGCATTTGTATTGATGTCATCACAATTTGTAACTTACAAAAACAGAGTTTTATATCTCTCACAAAGTGGAGATACAAATCCTGCAATGACAGGAACAAATACAAAAACTACTGACACTGGTTTAACAAATGCGGCGGCCATTATAAACCAAAACAAAGAGTTTATTGTGCAAGATTGTTTTGCTTATATTAACAATGTGTTTCCAGCATTTGACGGAGACTTAGTTCGTATTAGAAATGACATACAAAGTTTTATCCGTGCAATGATTAGAGATTTGGAATATCCAGGAAACTACGGCACACTTAAAGCCGCAGACAGATATGCTAGAGCTGTAACAGGATCTACAACCACTGACATGTTCTATTGCAGAGACACCACTGGCTTAAGAAACTGCACAATCGAAGGATTGTCAGGCGGACTAAACCCTCCAGGTGTTTATGACATTTATCAGCGTCCAACAGGCGGTGCTTGTGTTAGCTTAGATCCCGGTTGGGGACCAGATGATGATCGTATGTGGATTATGAAAAGATCTCCATATATCCAGGGTGTTACAAATATTGGAGAACGCTGTTACGGAAAAGTTGTGAACGGTGCGCTACACAACGGTGGTAATAAATCAATGACATCAAATGACTTTACACAAGTTTTAAGTGATGGTATTGGTGCTTATATCACAAACAACGCAAGAGCAGAACTTGTGTCTGTATTTACATACTATTGTGCTGTAGGATATCTAGCTGAGAACGGCGGGGTGATACGTGCAACCAATGGTAACAATTCTTACGGAAGTTTTGGATCAGTTTCAGATGGTAACGATCCTTTGGAAACTCCAGACGCTGTTACAGTGAACAATAGAGAAAACGAAGCACTAGTAGACAGCGCATTTGCTGGTGGTACATCAGATGAACTATTCATATTCCAATATGAAAATTGCGGAGAGCAATATACATCAGCCGATGCTACCATTACAGGAGCAGGTGACGATGCAGATATTGAATTTACAGATTTTAGAGATGGTGGCGTGTTTGAGCCTAGACTAATTAACACAAAAGGTTCTGGTACAGAAGGCGGAAGTGGATTTAAAGTAAATGCAAACTCAGCACAAATAACAGTAGATGCAACAAGTACAATTAGATTGAACGCAAACGATCCTACACAATTTTTATCAGATATTCAAGGAATGCGTATTATTATAACAACAGGTAAAGGTGCAGGACAGTATGCATATATTACAGGTTTTGATGTAATTACAAGAGATACTACAGTTGCTAAAGAATCAGATAATACAGCAGGATGGGATCATATTATTCCGGGAACAGATTTAGTTGCAGACTTTGATTCGACAACAAACTATAGAATTGAACCAAGAATAGCTTCAACACATCCAGGATTTGTTGCTGTAAACGGAGAAGTTCCGGCGGCTAGAGAATGGAGAGGTGCAGACTGGGGATATCAAACTGTAGAATATACAAATATAGAAATAGGAAATGGAACAGGTGATACGTTTGATGATGATCCTGTACCAGCAAGATTTAATGTAACTAGAAAAGGTCAAAATTATAATCTAACAAAAACTGTTTCAGGAGCTGGTTATGCTGTAGGTGATACATTAACAGTTCTAGGAACACTGTTAGGCGGCACAACTCCAGCGAACGATTTATCCATTACAGTTACAGAAGTTACACAAGACAGTACAAATGCTATTGTAACATTTACAAGTTCAGGAACACCAAGAGGCAAGCGCATGGTGGCAATTGCAGATCCTAACTTTAGTGCATACTCAGACGACGGAATAAGTTGGGTAGAAAGCAATCTTAGTTACATTGGTGATTTTAGAAAAGTTGTAGCAGGTGAAGATGCATGGGTTGCTATGAGTAATAACACAAACACTGTAAGTTTTTCATATGATGGAGAAAATTGGATAACAAGAAGTATTCCTACCACAGACAATTGGGTTGATATTGCTTACGGTAATGGTACATTTATTATGATAGCCGAAGGAAGCAACAATATTGTTTATAGCTCAGACGGCTTAAATTGGACAGCAGGAACTATACCTGATAGCGATGACTCAACTACAGCACAATGGCAAAAAATACAATACGGTAGAGGAAGATTTGTAGCTATATCAGGAAGCGGAAATCAATCAGCAAGAACAACAAATGGTACTAGTTGGACATTATATCTAAATAGCCTTCCTGCAGGAGATTATGATTTTGCAGGACTTGCATACGGTGACAATAGATTTATTGCAGTTACAAGGAACGGTACAACATTATATTCTTTAGACAGAGGTGAAACATTCAAATCGGGAACAAATATTCCTCAATTAGCTGGAGCAGATTTACACGTGAAAGATTTTAAATATTTGCAAGGTGTGTTCATGGCAGTAGGAGATCAATCAGATGCACTAACAGGAGGCGCACCATCAGCAGGACAAGATGAAATAGACAGATGTGCTACAACTGAAGACGGTCTAATCTGGACAGAACGTAATCTAAACAACAATGCTAGATTGTATAGCACTATTGCCGCAGGCAACTGGAGTAATGTCGGAACATTTGTTGTTCTAGGAGACGGTGCGACATCTAATGCAACTGCAAGAGTGACCACAGGTAAACAAGCAAAATTCAAAGCTGATGTATTCCAAGGTGCATTTAGAAAAATTATTATATGGGATCCGGGTAGTGGTTATTCAGAATCTAATCCTTGTGACTTAACTATTACAGATACAACATTTGTTGTGCCTTTGGAAATAGAAATGCGCTATGGCAATGGTGTATTATCACAGCCTGATTTTATAAACAGAGGTGCTGGTTATAGAACATCTAGCTCGACAATTACTATTAGTGGAGATGGGTATGCTGATATTATTCCGGAAACAAACGAAGTTGTTTTAGATGGAGTGGCAGTAGTACCAGGTCCTGGAGTGCAAATTAGATTTTCAACATTGCCTGATTTAGAAACAGAAGATCCAAATGATTTGAAACTTTATACAGGAGTAAAAATTACTGACCTTGGAGATGATGGTAGTGGTACAGGATCTAGAAAAGTTAGATTTACTATTAGTCCAAGACTACGTAATGAAAATAACATGCGTCATGGTACATCCGCAACACTTAGAAGTGGATATAGCCAATGTAGAATCACAGGACACGATTTCCTAGATATAGGTACAGGAAACTTTGTAGAAACAAACTATCCTGATTTGTATGCAGGCGGAAGATACTTTACCAGCGCACCAGAAAATGAAGTTGAAGAACTTAATGGCGGTAGAGTGTTCTATGTTAGTACAGACCAAGATGGTAACTTTAGAGCAGGTGAGCTGTTTAGTGTTCAACAGGCAACAGGTATTGTTACAATTAGTGCTGAATTCTTTGACTTAGATGGATTGAGTTCATTGTCATTGGGCGGTGTTAGACTAGGTGGATCAGGAGCTGTTATTAACGAATTTAGTACAGATCCAACATTTAGTGCAGATAGCAACAATATTGTACCAACACAAAAAGCTATTGCAACATTCTTAGCAGATAGACTGTCAGTTGGTGGTTCAGATCTAGAAACCAATGGTATTGTTGCAGGTACAGTGAAAATTGGTACAGACACTAATGAAATAAGCACAACCAATGATGGCTACTTATATTTTAACAGAGTAGTAGATTTTAGCGGTAAAGATGCTAACAATAATCTAACAGGAATATCAGGTACAATTCTCAGCCAGATGTTAGTCACAATGGAATACATACCCGAAGTTCAAGGTGGATCAAGTTAATGAACAATCAGATAAATACAGTAACGGAGCAAATAAATGGCAGAATTTAAGTTAGGTAGAATTAGATTTGTATGGAAAAGTAGTTGGACAACGGCTACAACATACTACAAAGATGACGTTGTTGAATACGGCGGCAAATTATATATTTGTGTAATTGGACACGATAGTTCTGCGGGTTTTTTCACTGACTTAGACGTAGTTCCTACCAAATGGAACTTAGTTAGTGATGGACAAAAATGGTTAGGCGACTGGCAACCACAGACAGCTTATATTAGAGACAACATTGTCCGCTACGGTGCTACTGTTTACATTTGTAAAACTGATCATACATCTGCCGTTGATTCAAGCACAGGGCTAGAACCAGATATTGCTAAATGGGAAGTATTTGCAACAGGACTAGATTATAAAGGTAATTGGTCTACAACATTTGATTACAAAGCAAATGACTTAGTAAAATATGGTGGTTCAACATATGTATGTAATACATATCATATATCAGCCGCAACTGATGCATTAGGTTTAGAAGCTGATCAATCAAAATGGACTATTTTTAACCAAGGCTTTGATTGGTTAGGTGATTGGGCATCAGGTTATAGATACAAAGTAAATGATGTTGTTAAGTTTGGTGCAAGTTTATGGATTGTGAATACACATCATACTTCACAAGCAACGTTTGCCGCAGATAGTGCAAAATGGACAAAATTTGTAGAAGGATTCCAGTATGAAAACGGATGGATGCCTACTACAGGATATCAACCAGGTGATGTTGTAGAATTTGGTGGTAACAATTACATTGCAAGATTAGATAACACAGGAGTAAAACCAGGTGTTGTTGGAGGAGCAATGACAGGCGCAACAAATGCAAACCCAATTGTTGTTACAAGTAATTTACATGAATTATATAACGGCGCAAGAATATTAATTACTGGTGTTGTAGGAATGACAGAGCTAAACAACAACAAATATTACGTTGGGGCAGTAACAGCTAACACATTTTCATTATATACTGATAGTGCATTAACTGCGGCCGTAAATTCAACTACATTTACTGCTTATTCTTCAGGCGGTAATTTTATTATTGAAGAAGATGATATTAGTGAATGGAGTTTATTTTCTAAAGGTTTAAGATTTAGAGGCGACTATGAAGAAGATAGTTCAACACAACAATATCTTCCAGGCGATGTTGTTAGGCTAGGTGGTTACACATACCGCTGTATTACTAGCCACAACAGCAAGCAACCGCCAAACACAATTTATTGGGAAAAACTTAACACAGGATTTAGTTGGAGAGGTACATGGTTAGATGACCAAGAGTACTATCTAGGTGATACTGTTCGTTACGGCGATAACAGCTATGTTTGTGTTCAAGGACATATTTCAGAAGGTGATGACGGATCATCAGGTGATCCAGATAACACAGGCGGGGTATCAGCGGCTAATTCAAGACCAGACTTAGACACCACAGGTACATACTGGAATGTTATTGCAATTGGTACAGAGCAAAGTGTTCTTACTACAAAAGGTGATATGGTTTACTACAGTGGTGCGGCACCAGTCAGATTACCAGTAGGACAAGATGGCCAAGTTTTAACTGTAAGTTCAGACGGAGTCCCAAATTGGGAGTTCTTAGGTAAAAGCGTTGATGTATATCACGTCGCGGAACATGGTACAGACAATCCTGCACCAATATACGGAAAAAGTTTAGATAGACCATTTAAGTCTATTAGATATGCGGCAATGCAAGTTGAGCGTGGTACAAAAGCACCAGACGCAAGACGACTGCTTGAAATGAATAGAAGATTTATTCAAAGAGAAATTGTTGAATGGACAGAGTATCAAGTTGCAAATAATATTTCACCTTTCACAACAAGTTTTACATACGATACAAAAAAATGTGAAAGAGATATGGGATATATCATTGATGCATTCATTTATGATTTAGCACACGGTGGTAATGTAAAATCAAGAGAAGCGGCACTAGAATATGTTACTAATCCTGGCAAATTTTATACATTAGGACAAGAAGCTGAAACTGTAGCAAGTATTAATTACGGTATTAGCTTAATACAAAAGGTTCTTGCACAACAAGCACCTGCTGTAAATTATCAAGTTACAAACGGAGACAACTCAACTAGAGTTGTACCACAATATTTTGAAACGGCACTAGGAGCTCAAGACGCTGTTGAGTATGAGGGTGAAATCAGTGGAAGTAGTTCAGGAGGTACTTACTCTGATGGAACACCAGGTGGCGGTTATAACCCAGGCGGCGGCAATGGAGGAGGCTATTAATGGCTACGGTATATGAAACAATACAGGATCTAGGAAAGATAATAACTGATGCTGTTACAGCAGGAAACAGTAATAACATTCCTGCAAGAAGTATAAGAAAAACACTTATAAAAGTTGCAACAGGACAGTATAGAGAAGTTCTTCCAATTATTGTTCCGGCAGAATGTTGCATAATGGGCGACGAACTACGTGCAGTTAATGTACAGCCGCGTAAGTCAACAAACAGCACACTGACTGCAAGAAGTGATTACAAATACACAAGCAAAGCTCTTGAAAGATTAGAAAAAGTTGTAGGTAACGTATCCGCCGGTTTAACTATGACTCCTACAACAGGAAACACACTTACTCAAACAGTAGCATATCCATACGCAGAAACTCCTCAAGTATGGGAAGGTGTTACTCGTCAAATGCGTGGTATAAGAAGAAGCATAGATGCACAACTAGGTGAGAAACTTTATGCAGAATTACCAAAAGCATGGGATATGACAAATACCAATGCTGGTAGAGGTCGTGATCTGTTTTTGCTAAACAGAGAATTTATTAAAGCTGAAACAACAGCATACATTGATGAAAATTATCCAAATCTATATTATGGAAGAACAAAATGTAAGCAAGATATTGGATTTTTGCTAGACGCAGTTGCATACGATTTAACATATGGCGGTAACTGGCAAAGCGTTATTGCAGGCGAAGCATATTACACAGGAACACAATTAAACATACCTGCAGACTCCAAAGCGGCAACTTTAGCGGCGTATGCTTTCCTAAAGCAGTTGGTGCAAACTGTACAGCGTAACATCACTGTTACTCCTTTACTACAAACTGACGTTGCCCAGATTGCTGGCACAGGTGGAACTGCAAGTGAATCAACTACAATTGGTAATTTGTTTGATGATATTATTGATATAATTGATAATGGTATAGGCACTGTATCAATTGTTTATCCTAGCGTTGCAAATACAAACACACTTACATTCGCAGATTCAAATGCTATAGACACAAACAAAGCACAAGTTGGTAAAGATACAATTGACTTTATAAACCTAAACTTTGGTAGCTTTAAATATGATTCAGGTATTTGTCGCAGAGATTTAGAAATACTATTTGAAGGCGCACAAAATGATGTGCTTACTGGTTCAAACTATCTAGCACTACAAGCAGGTAGAGCGTATCAAAGAGGCACAAGTGCTTACTTACTTGGCGCACAAAAAACACAAACAGTTGGAGCGATCAGAAAAGCAAGAGACGAAATTATAGACGATTTGACTGATGCTACTTATATAACTAGAACACGTACTTTCTTTAATGAAGTAATTGATATTATTCAAAATGGCAGAAATGCGGCCAATACAGCAAGTTATCCTTCATACAATTCAGCACAAGATAAGCAAGATGCAATGACTAACTTGACTGCAAACAAAGTGTTCATTGAAGATGATGTAATACAATATGTAGAAAATACTTACAACAACCCCCCAGGTAGTTTTGTCTACAATTCAGAAAGATTAAGAAAATATGTTGGCGATGCTGTAGAAGGTATGGCATTTGATA